CACGAATCTGCGCGCGGCCGGGGTGCCCTACGGCAACCGGTATCGCCCCAGTGAGGGGCGCTGGAACCCGTTCGGTGGCGGCAACGGCATGTCGACCGCTGAGCGGATCTTCCGGTTCATGGTCGCGGACGAGCGGCTGGATGGGACGCCACATGCCCGTCTGTGGACCGGCGAGGACGTACGAGCCTGGCTGCCGCTGCTGGACGTGAAGAAGGCCGGTCTGCGGCGCGGAGCGAAAAACACCGTCGACAACCTGCCGGATGGCGAGCTTGCGGAGCAGGACGTGGCGGCACTGTTCGCCAATGCCGAGTCGTTCACCCGCGCCGTCGGCGGCGACCCGAAGATGGCTCCACTGGAATGGTTCGCGAACTGCGTGCTGGGCAGCAAGGTCGTCGGCACCGCCTACCCGTTGCAGGTGGCGCGCAAGCGTGGCCCGCTGGCACTGGTAGGCAAACCAGACCTGGACATCGGCACCATCCACTCGGTCAAAGGCGGGGCGTCGGATGTCGTGTACGTCGCTCCTGACATCTCAGCTGCTGGACGTGACCAGCTGGGCACGGTCAACGGGCGCGACCAGATGATCCGTCAGTTCTACGTGGCGATGACCCGGTCCTATGAGGAGCTGCGGGTGCTCAGTCCGAGCACCAACCTGTTTCTCAAGCGCCGGGATCTGATTCCGTCGAATTTGGAGGTGGTGGCGTGACCTTTTCCGCACCGATCGTCGATGACGACGAATACGATCCGCCGCCGAGGAAAAGTCATCATGCCCGCGCGACGGCACGTCCGGCCCCGCCGAGGCCGCGCGGCGAGACCGAGCGCACCAAAGACGTTCTGACGTGGATGAACAGCCACCCCGACGTGTACGCGATGAAGAAGCACACCGGTGCGCAAGGCGAAGGCGGCCATCCCGACATTTTCGCCTGCCGCCGGGGCCGCATGGTGCTGGTGGAGATGAAGAAGCCAGGGGAGGCCCCGGATGCCCGCCAGCGTCAGCGGCTGGTCAACTGGCAGAAGGCGGGCGCGGCGGTGTGCTGGGCGTTCGACGTGGAGCACGTACGTGAGTTGTTCGAGCGGATCGACGCCGACCCGTTGTGGAAGAACCCGCTGACCGCGCCCGGGGCCCCCTGATGAAGCGCAGGCCACTCGGGGAGTGCACGGTGATCGCCGCGCCGGGCGCGCGTCCGCCGACACCGGCGTTGAGTGCGAGCCGCCTGGTGGCTGCGGCGCAGCTGTTCGGTGCCGCCGTGGTGGCCGCGCCCGGCATGCTGGAGCAGGTGGTGAACGCCCAGGGGGAGGTGCGGGACGCCCTGCTGGGGCTGCTCGACTGCCTCGACGAGTACGAGGCGCTCATGGCGAACCCGCAGTCTCGGGCTTCGGGTTGACGATTGAACGATTCATTCGTTCACGACAAGAGCCCCCGGCCGAAGCTGGGGGCTCTTGTCGTCGTTCAGCTCTTGTTCGCGGTACCCGTCGACTTGGTGGTCGACTTGGTCGCCGTGGACTTCTCGCCCTCGTCCTTGGCGGGTTCGGGGTCGAGAATGCCCGGGGTGTTCGTGTAACCGGCCTGACCGGCGAACTCACCGTGCCCGGGGTGGTCGTTGCTGATCGTCTGCGCCGGGACGTAGCCCGGCACGCTCTTGGTCTCCATGCCCTGCGGCGGGCCGTCCTGTGCGCTCATGACCTAGAAGCTACCGGGACGTTAGTGCGCCGAGCTGGACGAACCGCCGATGAACCCGCCGGTTCGCTTCATCGCGTCCGAGGCGCCAGTGGGACCCCACAGCCCGAAGTGACTGCCCACGCCGACCAGGAAGGTGCCGAGCACGGTCAGCAGAGCCGCCCCGATGTCGAACGGGGTGCCGGTGGTGACGGAGTCGAGCAGCATGGTGAGGAACGACGCGATCGCGGCGAGCACGAGCAGCGTGACCGCCCTCGCGCCAGGGGAGGCGTCCCAGCGGGTGATCAGCCCGGCGATCAGCGGCAGCACGGTGCCGATCACCAGGGTCAGCACCTGCGAGGGGTCCAGCTGGACGCCGTTGGCCAGCTCGATCGCCTGGGCCGGATAGAACATGATCTGCAACATGGGGTTCTCCTACTTGCTGACGGGGGCGGCGTTGGCGATGAGACGCTGAAGCTCGGCTACCGTCTGCTTTGCCTCGTCGATGTTGTCGGCGTCCTGAACGCGTCGCAACGCCTCCTCGACTGCCGGGATGAGGGTGCCGCTGATCGCGGCGGCGTTCTGCTCGGCCGTCGGCGTGTGCTTCTCCACCGCCTTGTCGATCATGTCGTTGAGCTGCTCTGGGGGCAGGTCCTTGTCAGCCGCGATCGCGGCCAGGATCGCGGCCTGTCCAGCGTGTACGCGCCCGAAGTTGTTGGCGTTCCAAGCCATCTCCGCGCGCAGGGTGGTGGTGCGCTTCTCGCCCCACACCTGGATCGGCTCGTCGAGCGCACCTGCCATGTCGTCCACTCCGTTCACATCGTTCATGAGCACGTCCCACGGGAAATTCTTGCCGACGTCGGTGTGGTTGCCGTCGCCCGTCCCGTAGGTGTAGCGGGCGTGGTCGATGATGCCGCGCATGCCCCGGCCGACCTCGTCAGCGGTGAGCAGTCGCTTGGGAATGTTGTGCTTGTCGCACTTGTTCCGCAGCCACGCGGCCGCGTGACGGATCATCTGGCGCGGGTTCCAGACGCCGTCGACCCAGTCTTCGGACAGCCACTGCCCCCTGGTCCAGTGGGCGAAGCCGCACAGTTCCAGGTTGAGGCTGCGTGGGTTGCCGTTGAGCAAGGTCCACGCGGCGCGCTCATCCGGCACCCAGTCGCCGGACAGCTCGTAGCCGTCGGCACCGGCGTGCGAGGAGGCATGCTGTCCACGGTCGAAGAAGCCGAACAGGCTGCCGATGGTGCGCGCGCCTTCAGCGGAGTGCAGCGCGGCCCAGTCGATCGCGCTCCCGTACCGGGGACTGCTGGGGAGTGCCATATCAGATCCCCTCCGGCGGCGGGTTGTAGCGGCGGATGCGGACGGCGATCTGGCCGTCACCACGCAGCTTGAGCATGTGCGGCACGAGTACGTGCGTGATCGTCTCAGGCAGGGCCTCGCGCAGTGTCGCCTTGTCCACGTCGGTGAGTTCGTAGCCGTCGGGTACGGCCAGCGGCACCGGGTGCGCGCGGCCCATGTCGATCAGGCGCCGGACGTATTCGGCTTCGTCGTCGTCGTCCCGGCCGCCGCCACCGTGGTAGGTCTGCACGAGGCGGCAGTGCCGTTCACCCGCGCTGTCAGTCCACCATTCATGGGTGGTTTTCCCGGTCCAGCGCTCGCCGTATTCGACGGCCTCGCCGGTCACGATGAGATAGTCGATCAGCTGCTGTTCGTGGTCTTTCGCGGTTGGCTTGGTCACGGTCACCTCACACAGTCAGCAGGACGGCGTCAGCCCAGGTTTTGCCAGGCATGAAGCAGTCGAGGTCGGTGTCAGCGGCGGGCGGCTTCGCATACTGGTGCAGCACCGCGCGCCCGTTGAGCGTGTAAGGCGTCTTGCCAGCCCATTCGTCCGGCGGCAGATTCTTGACCGGTGCCGACCAGGCTGTGGTGTGCCCGACCCAGCCGTCCACCCAGACCGGCCAGTCGCTGACGCCACCCAGCAGGCCGCCGAAGTCGCCTCCGGCCGCGTACACCCGCAGCGGGCAGGCGGTGAGTGTGTGCCAGGCGTCGAAGAACTGGCGCGTCCAGCGCGGCCAGTCGACATGAGCGTCTTCCGCCTTGCCGGTGCGTTCGATGTCGACGGCGGGCCGCATTCGGCCGGGTGCGAGCAGGCCGTACGCGGCGAGAATGCTGATCATGCGCCGTGCCTCGACCTCGGCAGTCCAGCGCGTCGGGTCGGCGCGGTGGTAGCCGCCGATCACCTTTCCGTGCACGCTGGCGTCGTGGACGTTGCGGGCCAGCGCGTGGTCTAAACCCCAGTTGTCGTTGTCGCGCCACTCGAACAGCCGCAGCATCGCGAACTCGACAGGGTCGCTCGCCCAGTCGCGTTCACCGTTCCAGAGGGACAGGTCGCGCCCTCGTGTCAGCACCACTGTCTGCCTCCCGGTCTGGCTGGTCGGCAGGCGTGAGCGCTGCCCTCCCGGCTTGCCTATCGTGCGCGTCTGCGGACGCGGCGCGAGTGAGGCTCGCCGATCACGGGGTGGGAATCAGCCGTGCCGATGTCGAGGTGATCGGGGGTGGCGTCGTAGTGGTCGGGGCGGGCTCGACACGGCACGCGTAGTTGGGCTGGGCGTCGCTGCCGCCGTCACGGACGCAGCGTTTCGTCTCGCCGTTCTGCTCGGTCATGGTGAACTCGCCCAGCGGCGGCCCGCAGAACGGGCCGACCGTTCGGGTGGTGCCGTCGGTGAGGCTGACCTCAACCAGGCATGGATTGTTGGCGGTGCGCACGTCAGCGACGCCGACACCGGGGACACCGCGACGGCCGGACGCGCCAGGCTGGCCGGTTTCGCCACTGATGCCTGTAGGGCCGGTGGGGCCGGTGGGGCCGGTGGGGCCGACTGATCCGTCTGCGCCGCAGAACGATCCGAACTGGTTGATCGCGCCGTTGGTCAGCTCGACTTCGATGAAGCACCGGTCGAGCTGGCGGGTGCGCCGGATGCCGACACCGTTTGCTCCTGTGGGTCCGGCGGGCCCGGTGATGACGACGGGGATCGGCACGGCCGGTTCGCCGCGTTCGACGCGCGCGCAGGCCTCCCGGGCGGCGGGATCGGTGTTGACCTGCCCTCCGGCGAGCTTGCACAGTTGCGGATACAAGTTGTTCTGCTGGTCGATGACGTCAGCGAACGCGGTGAGCCGCGAATCCTGCTGGCCGGTGATGACCACGAGGTACATGAGTACGGCCCCGATGGTCAGCAGCAGCGCGGTGGTGACCACGCCCCAGGTGCGGCTTTTGCGCTGCGCCCGCTTGAGGTCGGGGGCGGCGTTGTGGGCTGGTTCGGTCATGGTGCCGGTCTCCCGCCGGTTTGGTCGTTCGCATCGTCCCACTGCGGCGGCGTGGTGGTGGAGTTCTCGTTGCTGATCACTAGGGCTTTCAGCTCTGCCGAGAGGTCAGGTACCGCCAGTCCTTTCGAGCGCATCAGGTATTCGAGGTCGCCGCTGCGCGCCTGCCAGAGCGAGGCTTCACGCAGGGCGGCCCGCTCGTTGCGGGTGGCTTCCCGGATGTGCTGCCTGGCCATGCCGCGTTCAGTGGTGCGGAAGTTGACGACGAAGCGGTAGGCGCTGATCAATGTGGCGATCAGCGCGCCGCTGAGCAGGGCCCCGAGCAGGGTGGAGTTGCTGCCGACCGTTTCGACGGCCTGCGCCAGATGCACGCGCGCCACCCCTTCCTATCGGTGTGGCGATCGGGCCACGTCCAGCCATCGCTGAGCCAGCAGGGCGGCCACTGTGAGTGCCAGGCATATCGCTGTCACAGTGCGTGCCAAGTTGTTCGGCGTGGCCATAGCTTGCAATATGACAGCCAGTGCCCACGTGAGGCTCGCCGCAGTGAGAAGCCCGATACCCACTATCTCGAAGACAATCCTTCTGAGAAGGAAGCCGAGCAGCCCCAACAGCATCCCCAGGACGCAAAAAGCGCTCCAGGCGACGATGATGACATACCCGCCCTGTCGTTCCAGCGAAACACTGGGTGTCTGAAGTGCAGAAATGCCAGCAATGCCCAGGAAAAGGTAGGCGGCTACAATGAAGCCTTTCCATCGCAGCCGCTGCAGCAAAGGCCTGTCCGGCACTTCTCCCCCTCAGTCAGGAACTGCCACAGAAGTGTTCTCTGACGACTCGGTCGGCGCCTGATTCTGTTCCGGGTCCTCCGGTGTCAAAGCCTGGACGTGGTGCTTGATGCGCCGCTCCAGCTCGACCAAGGTCTGTTGCATAACCTTGTCTTTGGGGTCCTCTTCGAGCCGCAACAGCGCGTAGAAGTGCTCAGACTCCAATTCCTGGAGCCGATTGACCCGAACCTGATGAGCCTGACTCGGACTCAAAAACATGTACCCGTCCATTGTTCCTCCCGGTTTATGGTGCGACGTAAGATTCGATCATGCATTCTTCGGCGTCGATGTCGATCGCCCGGATCCACACGACCGGATTGGCCGCCTTGACCGCGAACTGGGTTCGCAGCGTGAACGTCGCACCCGACGGGATGTTCGCCACGCGGTGGTGATACACGAACGCGTCACCCGAGTAGCGCTGTCCGCCCCGGAACCACGGCGTGGCCTGGGCGTTCTCCTGGTTGCCGATCTCGGTGTAGGAGCCTCCGTTGATCGAGATGAACGTCTTGGCGCTGTAACCCTGGGCGTCGGCCTCGCTGTCGATGTCGTTGGGCTGCATGATCAGCTCGACCAGCGTGGTGATCCGCAGATCCAGGGTGCCGCTGGAGCGTGCCGTCATCGTCGCCCACGTGTAGGTGAGGGTGGCGTTCGGGTCGAGTTCGTGACCGCTGGTCTGGGAGGCGCCTGGCGCCGCGTACACCTTGCGCGACACGTGATGGATCGCCTGCCGGGCGTCACGCACTGTGCCGGTGGAGCGCCACCACGCGCCAGCGCGCAGACGGCCGTCCGAATCCCAGGAGGAGGCCAGCTGGCCGGTCTCCCCGCCCAGTCCGTCCGGCACCAGCCGCGCCAGATCCAGGAACGACGCGGAAAAGTCGGTGGTGCGATACAGGGTCGTGGTGGCGACGTTGAGCCGGTAGCGGTTGGACACGAACAGCGGGAAACCGCTGGTCCACCCGTTCGGGCCGACATCAAGCAGCGTCACGTCGTTCGCCTGGTTGGCCTCGGTCACATCGCTGGTCGGGTCGGACCGTCGCAGTCGCCAGAAGAACGGGTTGCCGCCCACTCCGCTGGCACGCACGGTGTGGCCTTTCGCGGCCATCGTGATCCCGCTGTCGGTCCACGGCAGTCGGCCGATGCTGAAGCTGTCGCGCAGCAACTCCATCAGCGGCGCCGCGTCGTCGGACTGGCGCAGCACCCGCATGATCGCCTTCGCGGTGATCTCCGCTGAACCGGTCGAGCCGTGCAGCAACAGGCCGGTCGTGGTGTCGTCGGCGTCGGACGCGGTCGGGGCGACGGCGAGACTGGCCAGCGTGGGGATCGGCGCACCGCCGAACGAGGACGGCGCCGTGCCCCGCAAACGTCCAAGCGCGTCAACGTAGAGGGCGTCCGCCTCACCGGCGGTGCGCGCGGTGAACAGGTTGCCCGCGTTGCTGGCATGCGCCTGCACGGTGACGGCGCGCTCGCCGGAAGCCCGGGTGCGGATGTGCGCCCGGCCGAGCGTGGACAGTCCGATCGCGGCATCGGTGCCTACCATGAGCGCGCCACGGCTGGATTCGTCGTCGTCGAACACGCGGACCGTGCCGGTCAGCAGCGCGCTGCCGTCGTAGCCGATGGTGCCGCCAGGATTGGCCGCGTCCGGGTGGCTGAGAGTGATGGCCGCGTCGGCGCGCGCGACACCGGCCGCGATGCCCCGGAAATGAAACGGGTTGGGCATGGTGTTGCCGCCGACGGCGTCCCAGCCTGCGGAGGCGTTGCGCCGGTACAGCACACGGTAGGTGCCGCCGTGCACGACCAGCTGGTACCGCCCCTGCGGGATGCTGGTGACCGGGAGTTCGGTGGCGGTGCTGCCGTCATCCCACGCGGCGCGGTCGTTGAGCCGGGTGAACGCCTCGTTGAAGTCGGCGCGGCTGCCGCTGTCGCTGCCAGCGCTCCAGTTCGGCAGCTCGAACCGGTTGGTGCGGGTCTCGGTCACGGTGAAATCCTCCGCATCAGGGCGGCATCAAGATCATAATGTTCGCCGGTCAGCATGCCTGCCACCTGCGCGTATGTGCGTGCCTTCACAGCCCCGGCGGGTGCGGTGACTGTCCCGGCGGCACGCAGCCACTCGTCGGCTGTGGCGCTGCCGACGACCACGGTGCTGGTGCTGATGAGCACATCCGCGACGTCCAGCCAGTCGACGGAGAACTGCGCGGTCCTCGACTGGTCGGTCCGCAAGGAGAAGCTGACGTGGTAGTCGCCTGGCGTGACCACACCTTCGGGAAAGAACACCTCGCCGGTGCCGTCGGCGCTGACGGCGACCCTGCCCATGCCGACGCCGTCGAGGCCTCCGGCGATCTGCCCGATCGAGCTGATGACGCCGCGTGCGGTCCAGCCGGTCGCGTTGGTCTCGAACGATGGATTGGCGGAGAACAGGTTGCTGGTGAGCGGCCGGTAGACCAGGCCTGCTTCGGACAGCTCTGCCCAGGTGGCGGCGTCGCGGTCTGCCCACGTGGGAAAGACGGCTTCCTGCTGGTCCCATGTGGACTCGTAGGTAGCGTGATGAAGCAGCGCCCCCGCCGGTTTGACGCCTTTGCGCAGCACGGCGCCCAGTACTTCACCGGGGTCGGGCGTCTCGCTGGAGATGGTGACGATCGTGATGTCCCAGATGTCCCCGGCGACGATGCCGCCGGACATGTCGGGGGCGAAGTGGGGAACGATCCGGGCGTAGCGGGTGCCGGTGAGGGCGGTGCGCGCGGCGTCCGCGATCGCGGAGCGGGTGCCGCCACGCCAGCCAGAGGTCGCGTAGATGATCGTGTCGCGTTGCTCGTCTTCGGACGCGGACGGATCCAGGCGGGCGCCGAGCAACTGCGCAAGCCAGGGCAGCCATTCGATCGGTGCATTGACCGGGTCACCCAGCAGGGAGACAGCGGTGCGGCGGGCCGCCCGCCACTGCTCCAGGTCAGTGCCGGTGAGCGCCCACGGTTCCGGTGTCGCCGGTCCGGCCGGGTTGCTTCCGGCCAGGTCGGTGATCATGTCGTCGAGCTGCCCGGCGACCGACAGCACGCCGCCCAGGTACCGCTTGAACACCCATGTCGAATCCCGGCTGTCCAGGGTGCGGTACACCTCGGGCAGGCGGTGGTACAGCCGGTGCGCGAGCAGCGACATGTACGGGACCAGGCCATCACCGGGTTCCGGTTCGTGCGCGAGCGGCGTGGTCATACGGTGGTCACCGTGACCACTCCGGCCTTCGGCAAGGTGGACGCGCCGCTGACCGTGTAGTTCCCGGCGACGCCGTCGATGGTGACGGTGCCCACGTAGTCCACGCCGTCCACGCGGTCGGCCAGCGCGATGATCTCGTTGAGCCGGATGATGGCGCCCCACTGCCAGGTGAGCGGGTCCACGTAGGCGGCTATCGCGTCCTGGACTGCCTCGATGACGCTGGCCGAGACGTAGCCGGGCAGCAGGTGGATCTGGATGGCGAACGGCACCGTGTCGATGACGATGTCGACGACGTGCACGTCCAGCACGGCGACCGCGCTGGCCTCCAGATCCTGCTCGATCTCGTCTTTCGCCTCAGTGGACAGGGCCGCGCCGTTCTCGCCGAGCACGGCCACGGTGATGTGCCCCGCGTGGTCGCCGGGGTTGCCGACCTGGGTGGGGTCGTAGAGGTCGATGGCGAGCGCGCGTTCCACCTCGGGCCGTTCCAGCGCGGCCGCCTCGAAATGCCGGGGCAGCACGAGCGCGTCGGACAGCCGGGACAACCGGGCGACGCCCCGGTCTCTCCATTCGTTGTCCGATTCGCGGTCGCGTCCGTCGGCGACAGCACTGGCCAGTTCGACGCTTTCGATGAACGGGACCGGGTCGGCCATGAGCAGCGGGGTGCCGATCGGGATGCCGTTGGCCTGGGCGGTGAAGGTGTCGCCGATGATCGACACGGTGCCGGTGCTGGAGCCGGGCGGGATGTCGAGCCCGGGCGGTTCGACGAGGAAAACGACGGTGGCGCCGTCGTCGAGCAGCAGATACATCCGGGTGCCGCCGGGGATGGTGTGGCCGAGGGTGTCGCCGACGGTGAACGTGGCGGAGGCGATGGGGGCCGCGCCGAAATCACGGTCGACACCGGCCAGCAACAGGATCGCCTGAACCACGGCGCCGGTGAGCCGGTTGACGGCGACGATGCCTTCGGAGGTCTCCAGGGCAAGGCCTTCGATGATGACGACTTCGGTGTTGCCTTCGCGGGGGATCCAGCCGGGGATGTTGAGCTGGGTGGCGGCGATGGCGGTGCTGACGATGTCCTGGTCGGTGACGTCGAACAGGCGCAGGTCGACGTATGCGCTGAGATCGGGGGTGGGTGCGACGGGGCTGCTCACTGAAGCGGGACCTCCCGGGTTTCGTCCCGCCTGCGCCAACTGACTTCGGCGCGTTCTTTGCCTTCGGCGGTGCCGTCGATGGACACGGTGGTGACTTCGACGCGTGGTCCGAAGTCGTCGAGATGGCGCTGCAGGGCGCCCAGCTCGAAGCCTGAGAATGCGGGGTCTTTCACGCCGAACGTCGGCACCTGGATGCGCTCACCGGGCCGGGTGAGCATGGCCAGCGCGATGTGCTCGCCGATCTCGACGTCGCCGTCCTGCTCGACCGTGGCCACCGAGCCGGTGGGGTCGAGCCGGAACGGGAAGGAGATCAGGCGTACGGCGGGCATGAGCGTGATCGTCCCATGCGGGTGCTCGTGACCCGGGCAGGCACGCGCGAGCAGCAACGATACCTATTGACTAGCCACGTAATCAACGGCTAGGCTTCTGTCGATCTTTCACTCGAACCGGAAGGCCGCCAATGATCGCCCGCGCCCTGGTCGCGTTCACCCTCATGGTGAGCGCGCTCCTGATCCCCGCCAGCACGTCACCCTCCCCGGCGCTGGTCGCCGCCGCATCCGAGGCCGACCCCTGCATCACCGCGTCACCGGTCACCGGCCAGAAGATCGTGGCCATGGGTGACTCGATCACCACTCCCTACGGCGCCAGCGTTCCGGGACGCTCCTGGCCGGTCATGCTGAAAACCCAGGCGGCCACACATGGCTGGTCGGTCGGCCTGTGCGGCATCGGTTCCACCATGGCCGAGCAGTACCTGCCCGGCGGGCCGCTGTTCGCGCGCACCGAGACCGTACGCAACGCGCACCCCGACCTGGTGCTGATGGACTGGCGGGCGAACGAGCAACTGCAGGGACGCACACCGGAGCAGCTCAAGACCAGCCTGGTCGCCCTGATCGACCAGATCCGGCAGGTGTCACCCGAAACCCAGATCATGATCATCAACCCGCCGCTGATGTGGTACCACGAGTTCGTGTCCGAGCAGACGCAGGACACTTTCACGGCGAAAATGCGACAGGCCGCCCAGGAGCGCGGGGCACACTGGCTCGATCTCAAGCCGTTCTTCCCGAAAACCGGGCCGGACGCGTACAGCCGCCAGTACCTGTTCGACGACATCCACCCCAGCGACACCGGTCACGCGGTCTTCTTCGCCGCGATCTACACCGCCCTGCTCAAAACCTGCCTGTCATAGCGTTCCCAGCAACGCCCCAGGGCCGAGGTAGGTGGCCGTCACGTACGACCCGGCGATCACCGTGCACGTGCCGGTGCCAGCGACCCGCTGCGCTGACGCGATGTGCGTGAGAGCGTCTTCTCGGCTCACGCCGGTGGCCTTCAGGAAACTGATCTCAGTGCGCTGCGGGTAGGAGGCCACGGTGCGCGGCGCGACCAGGGAGGCGCGCTGCGCACCGGCAGTGCTGGTCTCTTTGATCTGAAAGACGAAGTCGTCACCGGCGCCGGACGACTGCCACAACAGCGTGGCCTTGATCTCGTACAGCGAGTCGACTTCGAAGTCGAGCGCGCCGGTGTCGATCACGGACAGCTCGGTGCCCCCGGAGGTCGCGGCCACGTTGGTGGTGCGCCGCTTGCCGCCGATCACCTTGCCGGAGGTAGCGCTTTTCGACCAGCGGTCCGGCGTGACGGCGGTGTCCCAGCGGTACAGGCTGCGGTCCGTGGTCAACCATGCCAGCTGATTGGT